CCAGCGCCTCGCCATCGCCGCCAGCCTCGCCGGCCGACCCGACCTCGCCACCGCCAACGACCTCACCGCCGCCGAAGCCAAAGACGTCCTCGACGGCCTCGGCTTCGCCCAAGCCACCGACAACCCCCTCGCCACCCTCAAGGAGGCAACATCGTGAGCATCTACCTGCCCGGCTTCAAGGCCCGCCTCGGAGCCGACCCCGAACTCACCACCAGCAGCAACGGCTCCGCCATCTGCAAGATCCGCGTCGTCACCAACCGTCGCCGCATGGTTGACGGCGACTGGCAAGACACTGACACCAGCTGGTGGCAAGTCACCTGCTTCGGCAAGACCGCCGAGAACGCCGCCGCCACCCTCGTCAAAGGCGACCTCGTCATGATCGAAGGCCGCGTCAAGCAGCGCGAATGGGAAAAGGACGGGGTCAAGCGCACCACCGCCGAAGTCAACGCCGACGAGGTCGCCAAAGTCTGCAAAGCTGGATGGAAAGCGCCAGCCCAGGAAGGCAGCCCCGACCCCTGGGCCGCTGAAGCAGCGCCCTTCTGATGGCCGTCGACACCTACACCGGCAGCCTCCTTGACCTCATCGCCGACGATCACATCCACGCCGACGACCGAGCCGAGATAGAGCGGGTCATCCTCGCGGTCGCCCTGGAATACGACGGCCACATCGACCCCAACACCGTCCGACGCCGCCTCCCAGCATGGGTCCAGCCGCAACTGGTCGGCCCCACCTACCGCGCCCTCTGCCTAGCCCGAGAAATAGAACCCGCAGGCTGGACAACCAGCACCGACACCCGCGGCAGAAACTCAGGAAAACCCGCCCGCACCTACCGCCTGGTGCCCGAAAAGGACAAGGAAGTGCCCTTCTAATGGCTATGCCGTGGGTCAGATTGGACACAGGATTGCCCGATCATCCGAAGATTCTGGCCCTCATCGAGGCCAAAAAACAGCGCGCCGCCCTCGTCTACGTCTTTGGATTGGCCTACTCAGGACGCCACGAAACCGACGGCTTCGTGCCCAAAATGGCCCTGCCATTCCTCCACGCCACACCAGCTGACGCCAACGCCCTCGTCGATCTAAGGCTCTGGCACCACACCGAAGGCGGCTATCAGATCAACGACTGGGACGAATATCAGCCCACGTCAGAAGCGTCACGGCACCGCCAAGAAAGCCTCAAGCGGGCCAGCCGCAAAGGCGGCTGCATCAAGAACCACGGCCCCAACTGCGGATGCTGGAAGACCGACCCCACACCTGCCTAATGCCACCTGCCTCATGCCACCTGGCACATGGCAGTGCCATGACGAGTGCCTACGGACGGACGGACGGACGGACTTACGGACGTAGTAGTTACTTCCGAGGAAACATGACTCTTAGTTACGCGCGCGAAAGGAAACCAAATTGAGCGCCGAAACCAACTGCCAACTCCCCCACCGCGAACCCAAAAGCGCCGTCGACGGCACCCTCGTCTGCCCCGGCCACACCCGCTGGCTCAGAGAATCCATCGACGACGTCGTCGTCACCTACGCCTTGTTGCCCGACTTCTACGAGCCCGGCACCGCCGTAGACGACGGCCACCAGGTCAAAGGCAAGCGCGTTGACCCACCCGCCCCCGTCCGCCTCGACGTCGTCGCCCTCCTTGACCGGCGCACCATCGCCCGGCACCCCGGCGACATCGTCCCCGTGCTCGCCATCCTTGAGGCCTGGGCGCGACTCGTCCGCGAGGAGCGCAAGGTCCAGCCGTGCCGAGCCCAAGCCACCGTTACTAGCGAGGCCGGCACCCTCCTCGGCCATCTAGACTGGATCATCTGCCAGCCCTGGGTGGACGAGCTCGCCCGAGAGATCCGCGAAGTCAAGTCCGCACTGCACTCGGCGATTGGTGACCATGCGCCTCGACCCGTCGGCACCTGCCCAGTTATTCACCCTGAGCTTGGCGAGTGCGGCGGCAAGCTTTACCAAGACCGATACGGCGGAATGTCAGTCACCTGCCGCAAATGCGGAGAGACCTGGGGCGAGACCGAGCTGCGTCGCCTTGGACTAATGACCCAAGCGATTTGACAATGACGCTCGCATCCATCATTCTGGGCGTGGCGAAGTATGCCTGCACCCGGTTAGCCGACATCGGCTGCCGGGTTCTGTCATTCAAGGGAGAGGACATGGCGCCGCAGACAACCACCCGCGCCAAGCCCGACCCTGCCCAGCCCATCGTCACCGTCGAAGACATCGACGAAGCCCTCGTCTACACCAGCCTTCGTGCGCAGCGCGACGACGACTGGCACCGATGGGCCGACGCCCTCCTCGACCAGCGCAACCGCATCGCCCGCTCCGGCCCACGCCGCGAGACCAGAGTCACGCAACCCAACGAGTACCCCGAGCGCTAATGACCATGCGGCGCCCATGCCTTGACTGCGGGCAGCTGACAGCAAGCAAGACCAGATGCGACGAGTGCAGACGAGCCAAGGACCGGGCCCGACTCCGGCCCCACTATCGCGGCGACTACCCACGACGAGCCAAGGCAGTCAGGGAATCGCCAGGGCCCTGCTGGATCTGCGGCAGCGCAGACCTGCAACCAGGAGACATCTGGACGGCAGACCACGTCGTTCCCGCTGACACCGCCAGCCCACTTGCCAAGGCTCATCGACGCTGCAATTCCGCACGCGGCAACCGCGTAGCACCCCCCCACGCATAGCCCGGAGTGGGTCGGAATGTGGACAACCTGTGGACAACCCCGACCCGCTGAGATGCGCACGCATAATTTTGCACAAGTCAGCAGGGCTTCTGTGGATAAGCAACATTTATGGGGCCGATCTGGCCCGTCAAGGGGCTGCTGGCGGCCTATCGCGGTGCGACGTCCCGCGCGAAAAGTCGCGTGACGATTGCTGCGTCTGGCATGGCTCAAATCCGCGCGTAGCCGTTACACTCATTTCGTGACCTGCGCCTGGTGCTTCGGCCCGATTCCTCGGGCTGCTCGATCTGACGCCCGCTTTTGCGGTGGGCGCTGTCGGGTCGCTGCTCACCGCTCGTCTAAGCGATATGACTCCAAGCGGAAGGTCGCTTTGCGTCGGGGCCGTGTGCCTGCGTCGGATGCGCGCCGCCATAAGGCTTTGCAGTTGCGCCAGTACGAGGCCGTGTTGGCGGCTGGCGGCGGCACGGATTGGACGCGCGCGAAGGTTGAGGCGCTGAGACTTGAACTGACTTAGGAGGCTTGATGGCGAGGACTGGTCGCCCGTCGAAGCCTTTGGAGCAGCACAAGCGCACGGGTACTTGGAATGCGACCCGTCATGGGAAGAAGCAGGGCGCCGCTATTGCTGCGGTTGAACCTGTGGAGCTTGAGCCCTACGAGCATGACGCGGCCCAGGTCTTTGAGGAGATCATGGCGTCGGGGTCGCCTTGGCTGGCTCGCACTGACGCTGTCCGGTTGGCGATGCTGCGGCAGTCGCTTGAGGAGCGTGCCCGGTTGCTTCCGATTGCTGAAGGTTCGACTGAGGCGAGGAAGCAGCTGCGGGATCTCAACAAGGAGATCAGTGAGTGGCTTTCGCTGCTTGGTTTCGATCCGACCTCGCGTGCCCGTTTGGGGCTGGCCGAGGTGAAGGCCGCTTCGACTTTGGAGAAACTTCAGGCGAAGCGCAATAACTAGGAGCCTCCTGCGATGGCGCCTCGAAAGATCAAGGGCTGGCCGCCGGCCATCCTGACCCCCGTTCCGGCTGCGGATATCAAGCGCGGCGACGGCCCGTTGGTCACTGAGTTCATCCAGGCCTTGTGCCCGCAGGTGAAGGACTCGGTAGGCGGGCGCGCTGGTGAGCCGCTGATGCTGCGGCCTTGGCAGCGCAAGCTGATGGACAACCTGTTCGCCCGTCGCGCCGATAAGCGGTTGCGGCATCGGGTCGCGGTTGTGGGCCTGCCTCGTAAGAACGGCAAGTCGGCGCTCGGGTCGGGCATCGCGCTTTACGGGCTGTTCATGGGTCCTCGAGGTGGCGAGGTTTATTCGTGCGCGGCTGATCGTGAGCAGGCCAGGATTGTGTTCGGGTCGGCGAAGCAGATGGTGGAGATGTCGCCTGAGCTCGCCGAGCAGGCCAAGCTCTACCGCGACGCGATTGAGATCCCGGCGACGGGCTCGGTGTACCGGGTGCTCTCCTCCGAGGCGTTTACGAAGGAAGGCCTGTCGCCGACGCTGGTCGTTTATGACGAGCTGCACGCCGCTCCGAACCGTGAACTTTGGGACGTGATGACGCTGGCGCAGGCCGCCCGCTATGACGCCTTGACTCTGGCGATTACGACTGCTGGGGTGCGCACGGACTCCACTGGGCAGGACTCGGTGTGTTACGGGCTCTACCAGTACGCCCAGCGGGTCGCCGCCGGCGAAGTCGAGGACCCGTCGTTCTTCGGGGCCTGGTGGCAGGCCGACCCTGACTGCGACCACCGCGACCCAAAGAACTGGCAGATCGCCAACCCTGGCTACGGCGACATCCAAGACCCCGAGGACTTTGAGTCTTCGGTGAAGAGGACGCCGGAGGCGGAGTTCCGCACGAAGCGCACCAACGTGTTCGTGTCGTCGCAGCAGGCTTGGTTGCCGCACGGCGCCTGGGACGAGCTGCCCGAAATGCAGCCCGTCGAGGACGCGACCCCCGTGGTGCTGGGCTTTGATGGTTCGTTCTCTGGGGATACGACGGCGATTGTCGGCGTGACGATTGAGGAGACCCCGCGCGTCTGGCTGGTCGACTTGTGGGAGAAGCAGCCTACCGACCGTGATGACTGGCGGGTGGACATTGGCGGCGTTGAGGCTCGGATTTTGGAGACGTGCGGCCGGCTCAATGTGGTTGAGGTTGCGTGTGACCCGTACCGCTGGCAGCGGTCAATGGAGGCGCTGGCCGAGGCCGGGGTTCCGATTACTGAGTACCCAAGCTCGAGCCCAGCTCGCATGGTCCCATCGACGGCCAAGTTCTTTGACGCGGTGGTATCAGGCCAGGTCGCGCACGATCATGCTCCCGCTCTTGCCAGGCACCTATCGCACTGCGTCATCAAGCACGACGCGAAAGGGCCCCGCGTAGTGAAAGAACACCGGGGCTCTCCTCGCAAGATTGACGCCGCGGTTGCGGCCATCATCGCTTTTGACCGGGCTACTCATCGCCGTGAGGCGGAGCCCGAAGCACCTGTCGCCAGTTTCTTTTCCGTTTAGGAGCGTCTATGCGCATCGCCCTCGCTTTGCAGATCGCTGGCTGCGCTGCGCTCATTGTCGGGTGCGCCCTTGTGGCGCCCTGGCTCGGTTTCGTTGTCGCTGGCATCTGCGGGCTGGCTTTCGGTGTCGCGCTTGAGAGAGGCCTCTGATGCTCGCTAACTTGTTCGGCGGTCAGCCGATGGAGGAGCGGAACCTCTCCTACCAGCAGGTGTGGGGTTCCGGCATTGACGTGTCGGGCTTCGCCACTTGGGCGGGCACGGTCGTCAACCAGAAGAACGCCCTCGAGATCGGTGCGGCCTACGCTTGCGTGCGCCTGCTGTCGGACACGATCTCGACTCTGCCGGTGGACACGTTCATTCGGCGTGACGGCAACCGGCTCCCCTACCGGCCGCGGCCCGCTTGGGTGTACGAGCCCGAGGGCCCCGGCTCCAGTCGCATTGAGTATTACAAGCAGATCGTCGTCTCCATGCTGCTGTCGCATGGGGCCGTGGTGCAGATCCTTCGCAATGGCAACGGCGAGATCGTGGCGCTTCAGCCGCTTGACCCGACGCGGGTAGACATTCGTCGGAACCCCGCGACTCGTTTGCGCGAGTTCGTCATTGACGGGGGCCAGGCCGTCCTGCCTGGCGAGGACGTGCTCTACATCCCCGAGATGCGCCGCCCTGGTTCGCTCAAGGGTGTCAGCCGCGTAGACGAGCTAAAGCAGACACTCGGCCTAGCGAAAGCGCTGGATGAGTTCGCGTCGCGCTACTTCTCCAACGGTGCCAACACCTCGGGAATGATTGAGTTCCCCGGCAACTTGACGCAGGAGCAGGCGAAGGATCTGGTTGACGCTTTTGAAGCTGGGCACAAGGGGCTGAAGAAGGCGCATCGTCCTGGCGTGCTGTCGGGTGGCGCGAAGTTTGTGAAGACGGGCTCGGATGGGGAGCAGGCTCAAATGCTTGAGAGCCGCCAGTTCGCCGTGGAAGAGGTCGCTAGGGTCTTTCGTTGCCCTCCCAGCATGATCGGATTGAACACTCCAGGGGCCATGTCCTACGCCTCGGTGGAGCACAACGCCATCCAGTTCACCCGCTACTCGCTCACCCCGCTCATCGCCGCCATCGAGGAAGCCCACAACCGCCTCCTCCCCGGCGACGTCTTCCTGCGCGTCAATATGGACGGCCTTCTCCGAGGTGACTCGGCTACGCAAGCTTCCGTGTTCTCTACGGCATTGCAGGCCGGGTACATGAGCGTCAACGATGTGCGCGGACTCATGGATCTGCGCCCTGTCGATGGGGGCGACAGCCCGCGGGTCCCGCTCGCCAACATCGCCGTCGCTTCGGCGGGGATCGTTGAGGAGCGCGAGCGCGTCGAGATGGCCGCGAAACTTGTCCAGTCTGGCTACGAGCCCGCAGCTGTGCTGTCGGCGCTCGGGCTGCCAGCGATGCCGCACACGGGCCTAGCGTCGAACCAGTTGCAGCCGGCCGAGAACGCCCAGGTCTGACGTGCCCGAGGTCCCCGGCTACATGGCGTCCGCAGCCCGCAAGGGGCTGGCCTTCCGAGCCGAGGGCTATGGCGGGGACGGCCTGGCGGATCGCACCATCCGAGAGGCCCGTCAGATCGCTGACGGGCAAATGTCCGACGACAAGGTCATTCGGGCGAATGCTTGGGCGGCCCGGCACGCGGTCGACCTTGAGGCGCCGCAGAACAGCGACGGCAACCACCCCGACTATCCCGGCGCGGGCGCCGTGGCTCATTACCTATGGGGCATTGACCCGACGGACCCTGGACCGGCGAGGCGCTGGCTTGAGCGCGAGGCCGAGCGTATCCGCGAGGAAGAAGGACGAAGCATGACAGGCATGGAGACCCGCACTTTCACGGTCAACGACCTTGAGGTCCGCGAAGCCCCCGAAGGTATGAGCTTCGAGGGATACGCGGCCGTGTTCAACTCCCCGAGCGAGCCCCTGCCCTTCACCGAGACCATCGCCCCTGGTGCTTTCGCCCGGTCGCTCAAGTCCCGCAACAACGTCTTCCTCCTCGTCAATCACGACCCGGCGCGCCCCTTGGCGTCAACCCGCTCCAAGACGATGACGCTCGAGGAGGACGGCCGCGGTCTGCTTGTCAAGGCGACCTTGCCGGACACGACTGACGGCCGCGACCTCGCGGTGCTGCTCGGCGCCGGAGGCGCTCCGCGAGTGATTGACAGCATGAGTTTCGGCTTCTCTGTTCCTCGCGGCGGCGACAAGTGGAACGAGGACGGCAGCCAGCGCACCCTTCAGCAGGTCCGCCTGCATGAGACCAGCATTGTGACCTTCCCGGCTTACCAGGCCACGAGCGCCGCGGTGCGCAGCCTGGACATGCTGGCCGAGGCCACGGGCGAGGACGCTGACGCACTCAATGGCGCGCTTGAGGCGCTTGAGCGCGGGGCGACCTTGACGATGGATCAGGCTGGTCTGTTGTCTGCGGTGGTGGCGAAGTTGTCGCCGGAGCCGCAGCCCGAGCCTGTGGTTGAGCCGGTGGCGCACGACGCCAGCGAGATCAACCTGCTGAAGACCAAGCTGGATCTGGCCTTCAAGGCCTGAGACTTCCTGGCCGCGCGAGCCGCGGCTAGGTCCCCGCTCTGAGGAGCCTCGGCGGGATTCGCAAGAAACACCTGCGCAATCCAACAAACCGAGACCCCAGAAAGGGGTGAACTAAGTTGTCCGAGTACCTGAAGAAGCTCGTGGAGGATCGCCAGTCGGCGTACCACGCAGCGAAGGCAAAGATGGACGAGGCCGCCGCTGAGAGCCGCGACCTGTCCGGCGAGGAGCGCGAGTTCGTCGAGCGCACGTTCGCGGAGCTTGACGAGAAGCGCACCATGATCGACACCCTCATCACCGCTGAGAAGCGTGAGGCTGAGATCGCCGAGGCCATGCGTGGCGTCGCAGATGTCGCCCGCCCGGTTGAGGCCCGCACCGCTGCGGCCGAGTCCGACGCCGACATCCTTCGTCAGCTGCTCGCTGGCGAGCGCCGCGCCTACTCCTTCCAGTTCGAGAAGCGCGACCTTGCCAAGACCAGCAGCAACGCCCCGGTTCCGACTTCATTTAGCGATGTCGTGCTGGACCAGGCGCGGTTGGTCGGGCCGATGCTGGACCCCAGCGTCGTCACCGTGCTCAACACCGCTTCGGGCGAGGACCTGGTCCTCCCGTCGCTGGCTTCTTGGTCCACTGCGGGCTACGAGGCTGAGGCTGCCACCATCGACGAGTCGGACCCCGGCTTCGGCAAGACCACACTCAAGGCCTACAAGTACGCCTTCATCGTGCAGGTCTCGCAGGAGTTCCTCTCCGACAGCAACATCGACGTTATTGGCTTCCTCGGCCAGCAGGCCGGCAACGCCATTGGCTACAAGGTCAACGACCGGCTCACGCTGGGCACCGCCGCGACCCCCGAACCAAACGGCATCGTGGTTGCGTCGACCGCTGGCAAGACCGGCGGCACCGCAGTTGCGGGCACCAAGGGCACGGGCGCGTTTGACGCTGACGACCTGATTGACCTGGTCTACAGCTTGGACGGCGCCGCTCGGCGTCTGCCTGGCTTCGGCGTGATGGCCAACGGCGCCAGCATCGGCGCCATGCGCAAGCTCAAGACGACGTCAGGCGACTACGTCTTCGTGCCGAGCATCCAGCCGGGCACCCCGGACTCGATCCTCGGCTACCCGCTGATCGAGAACCCGGCGATGGCGTCGGTTGGCTCTGCGGCTAAGTCCGTGCTCGCGGGTCACTTCCCTTCCTATTTTGTCAGGACCGTGGGTGGCATCGACGTGGCACGCAGCGACGACTTCGCCTTCAACACCGGGCAGGTCACGCTTCGCTTCCAGATCAGGGTCGATGGAAATCTTCCGCAGACGTCCCACATCAAGCACTACGTGGGCGGCACCGCCTAGTCACTAGGCACCTAGACGTGGATGGCCCCGCCTTTGCGCAGGGGGGCGGGGCCATCCACACCCCCTGCGCACACAAGGAGAAACAGGTGGCCCATGCCACGAAAGCCTCAAACACTCGCAACAATTCACGCAGCGGGAATCCCGCTAGACGTGCCGCCGCCCGAGAGGGAGCAACTGCTCCGGCTGGGACTGCTGCACCAAGAATCGTCTGGGCCTCAAATGCTCCATTTGTCGCTACCGGATACGGAGAGCAAACCCAGCAAGCCACGCGCCGCATCAAGAAAGCGGGCTACGAAGTCGCCGTAGCCTGCAACTACGGCCTTGAGGGCTCAATGATGGAGTGGGAGGGAATGCCGCTCTACCCGCGCGGCCTTGACATCTACAGCAACGACGTGATCCCCGCCTATGCGATGGACTTTGGTCGCTCGACTGGGCAGCAGGCCCTCGTCATCACCCTGTTTGATTGCTGGGTTTTCAAGGGCGCTGGCTGGGATCATGTGGAGCGCGTCGCCTCCTGGGTGCCGATCGACCACTTCCCCGCCCCGGCCCCAGTCATCGAGTGGCTGGCGCGGCCCAACGTGACTCCAATTGCGATGTCTCAGTTCGGGCTTGACGCCATTGAGCGCCACGACATTGAGGCGCTGTACGTCCCGCACGCCATTGACACCAAGGTCTTCAAGCCGACCGAGTTGATGCAAGGTAGCGACGGCCAGGTGCCCGCCCGCACATGGATGGGCATCCCCGAGGACGCCTTCGTTATCGGCATGGTGTCGGCAAACAAGGGGCAGGTGGATCGCAAGTCCTTTGCCGAGTCATTCCTCGCGGCCGCAATGGTTATGCAGAAGCACAACGACGTCTGGCTTTACCTGCACACCGAGCCAAGCCCAGCGATGTCTGGCCTTGACTTGCGGGCGCTGCTTGCCGCGACGGGCGTGCCGATGAACCGGGTCGCCTTCGCTGATTCGTACTCCTATCGGATGGGTATTCCTAAGGAAGCCCTTGCGGCCATCTACACCGCCATGGATGTGTTTCTTCAGCCGTCTCGCGGCGAAGGCTTCGGTATCCCTCTGGTTGAGGCCGGTGCCTGCGGCACCATGGCCGTGGCGAGTAATGCCACGGCGCAACCGGAGCTGATGGGCGACGGTTGGCTCTGCGACGTGCAGCCCGCCTGGGACGCACCTCAAGGCTGCTGGTTCTTCACGCCCCTAGTGCCGAGCATCGTCGACAACCTTGAGGCTGCCTACGCGCGAGGCCGGGGCCGCTCCCAGCAGGCCATTGACTTTGCCGCCAACTATGACGCCGATGTTGTGTTTGACAGGTATTGGCGGCCGGCGCTCGACATTCTCCTGGCACCATGAGGGTCGCTTGGGTGACGCACCACATCCCTAGGGTTGAGGAGCGGCACGCGGCGCTCCTGCCGGGGAAGTATGCGGGAGGTGCGGAGCGCAATACGGACTACATGGTCATGGCGGCGCCGGCTGGTGTCGAGGTCATGTACATCGAGCCGGACGAGGCTGAGAGCGCCGCAGACGGCTGGTTTGACCGGGTAGTAGTCGGAGGCACCGACAAACTTTCCGAAGCCTCTATGAATTTCCTAGCGGCTCACAGGCCTATCGTTTGGGTGCAGCACGCCCAGCACCGCACCCCCGCCAAGGCCGAGTTATTCCGCCAAGCGTCGCGGTTCCTGACGATGAGCCGAGCGCACATGGGCTGGGAAGCCGAATGGACCGGCCGGGCCGACGCCTACATTCACTCCCCCGTACCACCCGGCCAAGTCACCCCGGGCAATAAAGAGCCCTTCGCTTTATTCGCGGGCAGGAAGCACCCGGCCAAAGGGAAACTCAACGCCCGCATTTGGGCGCAGCGCCAGGGCGTTGAGCTCATTGAGTTGGAGAACGCCCCGCACGAGGTCGTGCTTGAGCACATGGCCCGCGCTAAATACTTCGTCCACCTCCCCAAGGAGCGGGACGCCTGTCCACTCGTCGTCATTGAGGCCACCCTCGCTGGCTGCGACATCGTCACCAACTCCCTCGTCGGGCGGCTAGAGCCCGGCGACCCTGCGGCAGTCCTCGCCCAGCAACCCGAGCGGTTCTGGCGAATTGTGGAGGAAACAGCATGAAGATCGTTGTCACCGGCTCCGCCGGCACGTTGGGCGCCCCCCTGGTCGCCGAGCTGCGCGAGCGCGGCCACGACGTCTGGGGCATTGAGCTCCAGCACACCGGCCAGCCCCAGACCATCCGCGCCGACGTCGCCGACTACCGGCAGCTGCGCGCCGCCTTCGACCGCGTCGGCGACTTCGACCTCGTCTACCACCTGGCCGCCGAGTTCGGCAGACTAAACGGGGAAGAGTTCTACGAAAAAGTTTGGGAAACCAACGCCATCGGCACCCGCAACGTGCTTGAGCTTCAGCGTGAGCGCGGGTTCCGCCACGTCTTCGCCTCCTCCTCCGAGGTTTACGGTGAGGCCGACGCCGAAGCCATTGACGAGCGCTACCTCCTCGACAACCCGCAGCCGCGCCTCACCAACGACTACGCAATCAGCAAGCGGGTCAACGAGGAGCAGATCCGCAACTTCGCGGACCGCTACGGCACCAAGACCATGACGCTGCGGTTCTTCAACGCCTACGGCCCCGGCGAGCGTTACCACGATTACCGCTCGGTCGTGTGCCTGTTCGCCTACCGGCTGCTGACTGGGAAGCCGATCACGGTGTATGAGAACTACCACCGGGTCTTCATGTACCAGGGCGACTTCATCGTGACGCTTGCCAACGCGGCCACGAGCTTCGCCCCAGGCGAGACCGTGAACGTCGGCGGCGACGAGTACGTCAGCGTCGAGGACATGGCAAACATGCTGCTCGAAATCACTGAGGCGCACCCGTCCTTGGTGAACCGGCTGCCGCTGGACAAGCACAACGTCACCAGCAAGAAGCCTGACATCTCCAAGGCCAAGGCACTGCTGCACCACAACCCGCGCACGAGGCTCGCTCAGGGACTTCCCCTGACTGTCGACTGGATGCGGAAGCATTACGAAATCGGAGGCTAACCGTGGCGATTGCTAACGGCTACGCAAGTCTGAGCCAGATCAAGAGTGCGCTGCGCATCCCCGCTGGCGACGCCACCGACGACGCCCTCCTTGAGATGGCCGTCGAGTCCGCGTCCCGCCTCATCGACGCCTACTGCGGCAGGAACTTCATCAACGCTGGCACCGTCACCCGCTACTACTCCACCGAGAACCCCTATGTCGTTCAGATCGACGACGCCCGCTCCATCGCCCAGGTCGAAACGTCCACGGGCCTTGATGGCGTCTATGACACGACCTGGACGATCGGCACGGCTGGCGGGCAGGGCGACGCCCAGCCGGAGCCGATCAACGACTACCTCGGCGGCGTTGTGTGGCCGTTCACCCGCATACGGGCCATTGGCGACTATTCGTTCCCCACGGGGCCGGAGAATTCGATCAAGGTGCGGGCTGTCTTCGGATGGCCCAATATCCCGGTCACAGTGACCCAAGCCACCGTTCTCCAGTCCTCCCGCATCTTCACCCGCCTCCAGTCACCCCTAGGCGTGGCCGGCTTCGGCGACATGGGAATCATGCGGGTGAGCCGCGGCCTGGACCCTGACGTCGTGCAGCTCGTCGAGGGCTACCGCCGCGTCAACGGTGTCGCATGACCGCGCTCACGGACCTGCGCACCGGGCTCGCCAACAGGCTCACCACCATCACCGGCCTGCGGTCCTCGGCCTACATTCCCGACAACCCGCAGCCTCCCGTCGCGGTCGTGATGCCGGGCCGCATCACTTACGACACCGCCTTCGGGCGCGGGTCGGACGAATACCAGTTCACCATCATGCTCATCGTTGGCCGCGTAGCCGACCGGGCATCACAGACCACGCTGGACGGCTACTGCGAGTCAAGCGGCAGCCGTTCAGTCAAGGCGGCAATTGAAGGCGACCGCACCCTCGGGGGCAAAGCCTTGGATTGCCGAGTCACCGAAATGACCAACCAGGGCTCGCTCGCCATTGGGGACGTCACTTACCACACGGCCGAGTTCTCGGTCACCGTCATTGCCGCCGGCTAAGGAGTAACCAGAATGGCAAAGTTCATCGGCAAGAACATCCGGGTGAAGGTCGGCAGCACCGAGCTCACCACCAACATCGCAAGCGTCGAGGTCACCGAGACTGTCGACGAGATCGAGACCACGGCGTTCGGCCAGGCTGCGCGCAGCCGCATCGCCGGGCTGAAGGATGCCTCGGTCACCATCAGCCTGCACCAGGACTACGACGCCTCCAGCGTCAGCGCCACCCTCGCCAGCGTGTTTGGCGGCACGGCCAATGTGGTCATCCTCGCGGGCACCAGCACCACCCAGGGCACCGCCACGTCCACTGCACCCCTCTACACAATCCCGGTCCTCTGCTCCCAGCAGACGCCCGTCAACGGCCAGGTCGGCGACCTCACCACATTCGATGTGACGTGGCCCGCCGTCGGCGAAATCAGCCGCTCCACCGCTGGCACGTTCTAGGCCTAGGAGAATCCCTTGCGCATCCAGTTCACCATCACCTACGCCGACGGCACGGCGGCCGAGGCCACGGCCTCGGTCGCCGACCAGGTGGCCTTCGAGCAGGCACACGACCGCTCCATCGCCCGCCTCGCCGACGACTTCCGCCTCACCGACGCCTGCTGGCTCGCGTGGCACTCACTCATGCGCACCAGCAAGACCAGCGCTTCATTTGACGCCTGGCTTGAGTCAGTAGACAACGTGGAGTTTGGGCAGGCCAACATCGTCCCTTTGGAGGGGACGACAACGCCCACTGGCTGATCGTTTACTTGGCGCACGAATACGGCATGTCGCCGTCACAAGTGCTGGCCGAGTCGGACCGCATGATCTTCACCATGTCCAAGTATTTGACTTGGCGGGCCAATCAAAGCCGGAGGAGTTGACCGATGGCGCAGGCATCCGTTCGCATTGTGGGAGCCGACGAGGCAATCAAAGCGCTGCGTTCACTGGAGCCAACTGTCGCTCGGCAGGTTGGCCGCGATATCTCGGACGTAGGCCGGGACCTTATGGCGGAGGCGCAAAGCCTCGCGCCCGATTCCCCGCCAGTTTCCGGATGGGTCGCCACTAACGGCGCCCGTGGAAGTCGGGGAGGCGCTGGCTGGCCTGGCTGGGCTCCTGTCCAAACGTCGTTCCGACGTCGAGGCACAACGATCAAGGTGCAGACGAACTCAAACCCTCCCGCGATTGCCAGTTTTGCTGAGTCGCTAGGCCGCGGCCAAAAGGCCAAGACCGAAGCCGGACGCAAACTGGTTGAGATGGCTAACGACCGCTGGTCGCCGATTGTGAAGTCTGGCAAGAAGGAAGGCCGCGTCGCCCGAGCCGCAATCGCCAACAAGTACCCCGAGGTCATGGCAAGTCTGAAGAAGGCCTGCGACAAGGCCGTTGAAGAAGTGAATCGGAGGATGCCCTAATGGCGACCATGTCTGGGTCTGGCAAGGGCATCAACATCATTGTCGGTGCGACCTACACCGACAAGCAGCTCAAGGCTGCGATCCGCGATTTGCAGCGCATGGACCGTACCGCCAAGAAGGCCCAGGGTCCTATCAACCAACTTGCCAGCGGGTTTCGTAACCAGCTGACACCCAACCTTGCGCTGGCTGGCGCCGCTGCCGCCGCCTTCGCGGTCAAGTTCGGTGTTGACGCGGTCAAGGCTGCTGCCGCCGAAGAAGCGGCCATAACTCGGCTGTCTCAGGCTCTCAACAACGTGGGCGAGACCACGGCACTAGAAGGCGTCGAGTCATTCATTGACGGAATGGCACGGGCCACAGGTGTCGCCGACGACCAGCTGCGCCCCGCAATGGTCACTTTGGTCAACGCCACAGGCGACGCTGCGGAGGCCCAGCGGCTCATGTCGCTGGCGCTGGACGTTTCCGCAGGGTCGGGCCGCGACCTGAGCAGCGTCACAATGGCGCTGTCTAAGGCCGCCAACGGCCAGACCACTGCCTTGCGTCGGCTTGGCGTGCCCCTGTCCGCGGCCGCTCTCAAGTCTGGGGACCTTCGGACGGTCACCGCTGAACTCAATGACGTCTTCGGGGGGCAGGCCGCAAGAGCCGCCAACACCTACGAAGGCCGCATCAAGCGGCTTGGCGTCGCCTTCGGCGAGTTGCAGGAATCCCTCGGCACTGGATTCCTCAACGGGCTGCAAGGCAGCGAGGAGGGCACACGCTCCCTCACGGGCGCCATTGAGTCTCTTGAGCCCGCAATGGAAGGCCTGGGCGCGATGGTCGCCACTCAGGTCAACGGCCTGGGCGACCTTGTGGACATTATGGGTCTGCTGAAGTCTGAGACTGGCGAGGCTGACAGTGGCTTTGTGACGTTTATGCAGACCATCAAGACGTTCAACCCGTCGCCGTTGGAATGGGTCAGCACGCTGCGTCGCGATCTTGAGAACACTGGCGTTGAGTTCGACACCGTCGCCGACAAGCACGCGGGCTACCAAGACGCGGTGGTGCGCACTGCCAACGCTAGTCGCGACGCTGTCACCTACGTTGACGACTTGGGCAACGAGATCACCCAGTCGGGCGATGACGCTGAAGACGCCGCCGCGAAGTTTGACATCTTTGCTGCCGCCATCAACAAAACGGAGCAGGTAGTTTCGTTCCGGCAGGCTATTGACGATGTTGGCAATGCCTTCAAAAAGACGAACACCCCGGTCAATATCTTTGGCGAGAAGGGTGAGGAGAACTTCAACCTTCTCAAGGGGTTGATCACCGAGACCGCGTCTTACGCTGAGGCCCAGACGACGTTGGCCGGTCGCGCATCAGTAGCCAGCCAAGGCCTGACAACTCTTGCCGATGCGTTCAAGAACACGAAGATGGACTCGGGAACTCGGGCGCTGCTGCTTGAGCCGTTCCAAGCACTCATTGACGATCTTGACGAAGCCGGTGTAGACGTCAGCGGCCTCCAAGCAATGCTGGACTCGCTCAAGTCCAAGCAGATTGACATCACCGTCAACTACGAGTGGCCCGACGGTCGTCCTCCTGGCGGCTGGCCTCGTGAATGGTACGGGGCCAAGGGCGGCATGGTTCCGCAGTTCTTCGCGCGCGGCGGCCTATCTCGTGGCCCTGACACCGTCCCAGCCATGCTGGCACCAGGTGAGTACGTCATGCGCCGTTCGGCTGTCAAACAATTCGGCACCGACCTCTTTTCCCAACTGAACCGCGGCATCAACCCGCTTGCGGGCATGACCCCTACTGGCGCCGGATCGGCGAGCAGTTTCCAAATTGGCACCATCAACGTAGTCTCCGCTCCCGGTGAGCGTGCCGAGACATCCCTCCCCCGTGCGCTGCGTCGCGCGGCCTTCCTGGCAGGCGTGAATGGCTGAGACGTACAAGATCGGCGCGACCGACGTCACCACGTTCCTCACGCACCTCCAGGTCATTGACGGCAACATCGGCATCCCGCCGCTGCGCCAGGACGACTACTCGGTGCCGGGCCGGACGGGCGCTATTGCGGCGACCCCGTGGTGGGGTCCGCGTGTGGTCACGTTCGGCGGCATTGTGGCGGGCTCGACTCGGCCCGCGATGCAGACCAACCTCAAGAGCCTCGGCTCCCTCGTGCTCAACGGCGGGGACGTCTTCACCATGTCTCGCACTTTGGACACGGCGGGCACCCCGACGCACACGGCGACGGCCCGCTACCTCGGCGGCCTTGAGCAGGCTGACGCCCTCTCCAACCGGGTCGCCCGCGTCGCCTTCGACGTGCAGCTCATGGACGGCTTCTGGTACGAGTCGGCCTACACCCCCGGCACCGCCCTGGCCGGCACCACCGTCGTCAACGTCAACGGCGACGCCCCCACCCAAGACATCACCCTCACCTACTCCAT